GCGCGGCGCAATCCGCAGAATTTTCAGCACTAGTACCCCACGCAAGGTTATCCTCACGCGCGTGCGTAGAGTTACCATCCAAGCGGCGGACTTCGTGTTTTGGACTTGGTTTTGGCCCATGAAAAGCGACACAAACAAGCGTGTGGACGCGGCGCAGAAGTTGCTTACCACTCACGTGAAGGTTGAGGTGAGGGTAACCTTTATCATTAAGCGGGGTGGCCAAAACCCGCATAGGACGGTTCAGCTTGTCGGGGACAATCCTTTTAACACGGCCCACCGAAGAAACTGCATAGTGTGGCGCCTCTTCGATTACCTTCCAGATTTCGTCCTGCAAAATCATTCTCCTAGTAACCGGTTCTGCTATCGCGCCCATCATCGGCGAAGGTTTCGGCCTCATCGTCTTCAAAGCTGGGGAGCATCGGCACGGCGAAGGTCAGAGCGAGGCCATCACCGTCATCGGGCGAAGCGAGCCCGCGCTTCTTCATGTGCTCCTTTTTCTCGAGAAGAATTTCGTCGCGAGGCGTGAAGCTGTATTCGACACCGATCAGGTCGTCACAGAGCCTCTGATCATCCGGGATCGCGCCGCCCTTGAGCCAGTCGCGCATCACGGCCCACATCTCCGCACGGCGATTGGCCACCTTCACATCATTGTCGAGCTTGACGGCCCCGAGAGGCTTACCGCCGAACTGGACGCCATGGACCGGCGCATTGAGTTGGCGCAGGCGATCGACCACACCCGCACCGATGCCACCCTCATCGACACAGATCAGCTCAGCATTGACCATGCGCCGCTCTTCCAGAACCCGCGCGGCCAACTGCATGGTATCGACGCCATGAAGGCGGATCGGATCACGGAATCGCGCGTCACGGCCCTTGCGGAAGTAGATCGTGCTATCGTCGTCGCCGAAGCGGGCAACGTCTACGCCCATGATGACGGGCTCATATGGCTCGACCGTCACGGCGCGATAGCGGGCGGCCTCAACCAGATCCGATGAGATGAACTGCAGGGACGACGCCGACGGAAACATGCCCCGCACGCGCACCTTCACGATATCGCTATCCTCGCCGTAGGTGGCGACGATCTCGTCCAGATATTCCTTATTCGTGCCCTCAACCGTGCGGCTGTCTATCTGGCGCGTCTTCCACAGATTGCGATGGCGGCCGAAGCACTCGCGGAATGATCCGGTGTTCTGCGTCGGATTTCCAAACGCGAGCCAGATGATCTCGGTATTCTCGTCAGTCAGCGCGCCAAGCGTCACCTCCCAAACCTTGGGATGAATGCCGCTCGCCTCATCGTAGATGACGATGATACGCTTGCCCTGATTGTGGAGGCCGGCGAACGCTTCGGTGTTGTTGATCGACCATGTGGTCAGATCAGCGCGCCAAGCCTTCTCGTGTCCTGGCACAGTCGAAATGAGTGCGGTCGCAGTTGGTTTGAACCAGTCCCTTGTGATGGAGAGGTTGTGCCATTTGGTAATCTCCGGCCCGGTCTTGGTGAGAAGCTGGGTCTCGGTGTTTGCTGTCGTGACGATGCGGCAATCTTCGCAGGTATCCACGCCCCATTTGATGAGCATGGAAATGAGCGCGGACTTGCCGATGCCGTGGCCAGACGCAATCGCGAGGCGCAGTGGGGTATGGCGCGTCTCCGGGTTTTCCAGATGCTCGCGGATATCCTCCATAGCATCGGCCTGCCACTGGCGCGGCCCTGATACATTCGTGAGAACGCCTGAGCCCCATGGGAAGCTGTACATCGCATAGCCAAACGGATCGTGCGTGAACGAGCCGACATCGCTTGCCAGTTCGGCGAGGAGGTTAGGCGCGCTAGCCATTGATGGTGGCTGCTCTGGTTCGTGCGGCAGCGAGGAGCTCAGCCAAGTCTCCCTTGACGTTCACATCCTGCTCAGTCTTGTCACGCCACTTGTCACCGCGGCGGTTTGTGAGCCACATCTTTGCGGCGCCAACATCCGCAGCAACCTTTGCTCGGAATGGCGCATAGACCGGGCTTTCCGCTCCGCCCGGCATGAAGATCTTCACTTCATCCTGCTCATAACCGATGGCCCGCTGATACAGCGCGCGCTCAACTCGATCGTCAGCAACATCCTTGCCGACTATGAGTGAGTGACAAAACTCATCGTGGTCATGCTTCCAACGATGGATGGTGCGGACATCGACCTCGAAGAAATCGGCGATCTCTTGATCGGTCGCACCGAGCAGGCACAGCTTTTCGGCCTGCTTCGCATACTGTGGTTTGTATGCTGTAGGCCGTCCTGTCTTCGTCGAGGCTTGTGACTGCTGCCCGCTCATGGGGGTAATCAATTAGCGCATCAAAAGCGCTTACATAACGGGTCAAGAAATCAAATTACGTGCTTATGCGTCACTCTTTTTCGGATGTTCACAGTGGGAAGTGGTGCGGTGAACGCCAAAGAGAACCCCCAACCCTTGCGGGCCGGGGGTTAAATCAAACTACGCCTAGGCTTGTTATCGCCGACCGGCGTAGCTGCCTCCAAGGAGGTCTTGAGACTCAGCGAGTTTCCCCCTGAGCAATCGAAGCCTATATGATTCACGAGCGGCTCAATGTCAACCACCCAGCCCTAACGCCACTCTCAAAGTATCCTTAACTATTTCGAAATTATCGTCGCTAATCCGCAAGTTGGTAAGGTATTTCCTTTTCCCGTATTGATCACGATCAGTTTGGAATAGATCAAGTCGATCTAAGGACACTGTAGAAACCATATCAGCTTTAATCCACCAAACCTTCTCAGCAAAAGGTTCTGGCAAAGGTTGTTCTAATTCAATCTTGCAGTGGTATTTTTTAGATTCTGCCGATTCAGTGCCGCTCATAGGGACAACAGTGTGCAAATTATTGCGTCCGGGTAATGAGCCTACAAGCACGATCACGGGTCGCCGCTTGACCTATCGGCGGGCTGGTCAAGTCGCCGCCTAAGAAGGTTGGGCCTCCAACGAAGCGCGGGGAGAAGCGCAAGCGCTATAATCAGTGATATATCCCCGTTCGACTCGGGGAGGGGGTAATGGCGCGACAGCTAAAGCAACATGAAGTGGCGTACGAGTGTCGTAAGATGGGCGAAGAAAAAGTTCGCCTGCATGTTTCTCAAGGTGGAGGAACGCCGGAATGGCTAGCCTTCGCGAAGGAATGGCTCGCGGGGCTAGATCATGAACGCAACGTAGCTTCCCAATCCGAAAGTTTAGAGATTGCCAAATCAGCCAAAGATGCGGCTTGGATGGCTGCCGATGCAGCACGGGATGCGGCGCGCGAGGCGAAAACTGCTAACATTATCGCCACTGTCGCGCTTATTGCCGCCGTGATTGCGATAGCCGTTTCCATCTTGGCTATATTCGTCAAATGACGATTGGCGGCAACATCACCTACCGCGTTTAGGGCACGACCTGACTTAAACTAATCTGTGGCCCGTGCTTTAGGTCGGCTCTCGCCTTTCGGACTCGACTCTTTCACCGGTTTGTGCGGCTTAGGCGGCGTGCTCAGCATCCGCCGGAGCACGTCATCTTCTTGCTGTTGATCGGTGTCTGTCATGGCTTTAGCTGCTCACCAAAATTGCTGGACGATGTCCAGTGCCGCCCTTGCTGAGCGGCGAAAACAAGAGACTAGCACATCCACCGAGATGTATCTCCTGGTTGGTCTTTTCATGCGCTGGTTCGGCGAGGTGGAGCACCAGATTGACAGGAATACGATGCATGTCCTGCGCATGTTCGACAACTTTGAGCCGTACGGTTTCATGATGTACCGGACGCAATTCAAATCGAAAATCGAGATGCTCCGCAACGTGATGAAGAGCGAAGCTACCGACAAAACAAAACCTGCGATTGGCTTAAATTTGTCTGCGCGAATCAATTTCATGGACAAAAACGTCAATAATCTCAGGACTAATTTTGCTCATAAACTGCTAAAAGATGACGGATCTGCGATATACTTTTGTCACACTGGCGCCGTATTGGACCATGAGCCCCTGCCCCAGAGACCAAGCGGCACGAAGCCAAGCTTCATCACTTATGACGAAGCCACCCAAGTAATTTTGTGGATGCAAGATTTTTGGCACGATCTGGATACTTTGGCGGATATGACTTGGGACAAGCCTCCTCTGCCAACATACGAAATAGATCATCCCCGGTCATATCTAGCGCAGGACCGTCCTCGCTGGTGCGGGAATCTATAACGTCGTCATACCAAGCATCATAAGCCCTGAGGAAGGGCTCCCTCAGGGCTTCGATGATTTCTGATGTTAGCGCCGTCCTGTCGCCTGCATCCTTAGCAGGATCAGTCTGCTTTGTCATCTATATCACTCCCGGTAAATTTACAGCGGTGTTCTTGATTCAATGCTTAGAGGCTATCGGCTCTACATCGTTGCGCTGGGACTGATCCTAGTTGCTGCTGCTCAACCAAAAGGGCAGAACGCTGGCCAAGAACAGACCCAAGCTCAAAGCGGCATAGCCAACGCCTTGCACGGCATTGATGCGTCGATCCAAAACGCAGCTAAATCCAACATAACCACACAGCCATGCCGCAAGGGCGAGAATAACAGACAGTCCGATCTTTGCGCCCAATGGAAGGCTGCTGATGCAGCTGAGACGGCTGCCAACGTCACTTACGCCCCCACCGGCGCTCAAAACACCATACGCTAGCAAGGACGTTAGAACGCTAAGCACGCTCTACGCTCCTGTTGGAGCGGTAAAACACCGCTTGCGATACCTTCGCCTTCATCGAGCAAATCTTGGTAATCGCTTGGTGCGTTTGCTACATAATGCCGCAGAAATGCAAGGATAATCACAGCGCGCTCATTTCCCATAGCGTTTCGCGAAATCTTCTCGCGTCATTTCTTGTACCATCATTGCACCGCGCAAGAATGCCCATTCGTTGAACGGCGTCCATTCGATGGGCTCCAACGTGTCGAGCTTTAGCCAAACACCAAGCTCGATCGTCTGAGGGCCGATGAAATGCAACTCGATGCCATCTGAAACGACCCTGATAATCTCATCTGGTTTCTCATCAGCCATCGATTGCGCCCATTTCCTTCAGATCCCGCATGATCCTGCGAGCATTGCGATAGTCGTACAATCCGCAGCGCCTCGCAAGTCGGGCCAGCGTGATACTCTCACCATGGGCAACAGCATCTGCGATCTCTTCAAGCACCTGTTGGCGGCGATGGGTCATCAGACCGGCCGGGCGACCTCGGGCCATGATCTAATTCCCTTCCTTCACGGTGATGACAATCTGGTGCATATCATGGTGAACCTCGTAGAACTTCGCTGCAGACATCGCAGTGGTTGCGACATGCTCATGAAGGCGCTTCACGACACGTGCCTTGGCG